GATATCCCGTTCCATTTGCATCACCCGGTACTAATACATAGAATGTAACCGAATCAGGTTGTCCAGCAACAATATTAAACGTAAAGTTAGTTACACCAGGAATTGTTGATGTATAATTGGTTGTTGAGCCATTAATAGTAGTATATTCAGATTGTGTAAAGAATTTTACATTTTGAACACTATTAGGCCATGCGGTGAATCTACCAGAAATTCTACCAAATATACCATATGCATCCGATATACTTAAACCATTATCACCATTAACATCCGATGCGTAAAAATCAAATCCAGTTGGTGCTTGTGTACCTAATACATAATCTTGTACTCTTTGTGCATCTGCCGTAGATATTACATTACCAACTGATAACGTATCTCCCTGTATTTTTAATCTAACATCATAACCAGTTGTATCAATTGCAATTGCATTAAATGCAAAGTCACCATTTATATCAGTCATATCAGTTGTAACCTGAGTCCAAGCTCCACTTGGTCTAAGTTTCTTTTCTAAAGCTACAGTTAAATTCTTAGCAGCTGTTCCAGTTACGTTCTTAAATTTACCATGATAAGACATTGTTTGAGGTATAATATTACCACCAAAGTTTTGTAATGTAAGTGCGTTATCCATACCATTTTGCTTTGATGCAATTGCTGGATAAGTTACCGCTCCAAATGACATATCAGCAATAGTTGATAATGATGCAAATCCAGCTACGTGAGTTAATTTCAACTGAACAATTGGTCCATTTGGAATTTCAAAAGTAGATGAACTACCAGTATAAGTCATTGTGACAGTTACATAACCAGCAGCCGGATTATCAACATATTTTAGGTTCTGAGAAAATGTTGTATTCAATGTAGTAAGTGTGTCTACCCCAGTGAAAGCTTGTGTATCATAATAAACTCTAAACTGAAATGCTGTTATATCAGTTGTTGTATTGTTGTAAAAACATAGTCCTACATTAGTATAACCTTCAGCTACCGTACCAGCTAAATAATTTGAATCAAGTGTTATAAAAACACCAGAAGTTGTTGGCGTTGGGCAAGTTTGTGAATACCCAAAGATTGGTACTAATGATACCAGCAGTAAAAATAATAGTTTTTTCATCCGTTTTATATAATGTTTCCTATAAATATGTAGCGATTACAATTTTATCTAACTTTTTTAAATATTTATTGATAAAATATGAAACTGATTCTACTTTTAATTAATTTTTTATTTGTGTTTGATTGTTACTCACAAATTAAAATCGATGATGTTGGTGATAATTGGAAAGCAAAGGTAGCTACTTCATTATCACTAATAAAACAAGTTGACCCTAATAAATATGAATTAATTAATGATGTATGTAAACATATCACCTATTGGGATGGTGATTTTTCAACAACAGAAGATTCAGTTACCATAATGATATCCCAAAAAGATATGAGGTTTAATTCAATAAATAACATAGCAGCTATATTAGTGCATGAATCTAAACATTTATTTTATTTAAAGCATAACATAAAATTACCTCCGAATTATGAGGAAATATTAGCATATCATTATGAATTGGAATTCCTATCAAAAATACCTAATGTAGAACCTTGGTTGGTTAACAACGCACTTAAGAATATAGAATATTATGGTTTAGTTAAATAAACCAACCCCCATATTACTTTAATAAGTTATAGTATTCTTTGAAGTGTTTGATTCTATCAGCTAATCCAATAGTACCACCATTTACTCTTTTAGTTACCGATGTTACAGTAGCATCATCAAAACCTTTATCACAAATAGACCAAAGTTTATTTGAATCAAAGAAAAATGCAGCAGAAGCTAATGGATATTTAGTTGCTACCAAATCAGGATTTGCAACAGTATCTTCACCAATGAATTTAGCGAAGTTAGTATAGTTAGATTTACCAGTTAATTGAATATAACCACGTCCACGAAATTTAAATCCGTCTTTAGATGCTTCATCACCATTACCCATTCTTGATGCGTAAACTTTAGATGCAATCTTTTCAGGGTTTCTAGCATATGCAGCTGCAGTTGTTGAATTAAAGTATTTTCCGAAGATTTTTACTAATCCATCTGCTGAATAGTTAACATTCTCAGTAACGGCTTTGAATCCACCACTTTCGTGTCCACATTGTGCTAAGAAATGAGCTAATCTTAGAGGAGTTGTAATATTGAATTTAGAAGCAGTGTCTGGAATTTGAGCAATTACAGAATCAGGAACGTGTCCTTTAAGAGCTGCCAATTTAAATGAAGATGCTGGTACAGCAACAGAAGGAGTTGGAGTACTTGCACCCAATCCCATCTTTTCCCAAGTAGCATCACCAACGATACCATCAGCAGTTAATCCATTTTTTGTTTGCCAAGCTTTTACAGCTGATTCAGTACCAGCACCAAAAACTCCATCAGCGGTTAAACCTAATTTTGCTTGTAATTTTTTTACATTTTCGTTATTATCACCTTTTTTAACTAACATAGTATATTATTTTATTTAATTGTTATTTTTTAAAATGACCGGAATCTATAATTTTAAAGTCATTTCCATTTCTATCTATCATTTGGTAGTGAGCTTCTATCAACCCAAACCATTCATCTATATGATTTAATACTTGAGTTGCAGTAAAATCTGAACAACTATATAAATCAAATTGGAACATTGGTGGATTATCATTATCCCAAACGTGAATACTAGCATGCGATGTTGCTAATGTTACTGTTCCCGTTATTCCTTCGTTGCCCGGTTCGTTAACATAAACCGATGTAGGACCGGCAACTACTTTCATTCCTACTTTATTAACTAATTCACTAAACCAAACGTTTAGTATTTTTTCCGTTTGAGGTGGAGTTTTAATGCTTCCCTTTACAAGTAAATGTAAATGATTTGGTATAAACATTTTAGATATTCCTTATTGTTTTTTTGTTATTTAAATTCTATAACCTCAAATACTCTAGTTTGTATTCGTTTTGTACCATCTGTATTGGTAAGTATTATTGAGTTCTTAAATTTGGCCCAATCCAACATAAATTTGTTATCCAATACTCCATTATTTTCTTCTTTCACCAATTGGTTTAAAGCATTAATTGTGTATAAGGTATTTGATTCTTTTTTTCTATGAATAAGAATTGTATCCTCTAATGGATATGTTGGTTTATATTCGGTATTGATATTGTACGTTATGTACAATTCGGATAAATCAGTTTTGTTCTGTAAAATATAAATATAATTATAGACAATAACGTATGTCTCTCTTATATTTTGTAGAGTTTGTTGTAATCCATCTTTCGTTGTAAATGTACACAATAATTGTGTTTTCATATATTAGTTTTTATTATAAAGGGGGTTATTAATCCCATATAAATATAAAATTAAATTTCAAAGGTTATTTTATGATTTGTAAACTTCATCATTTGCTGTTTTCAATACTTTAGCAAATCGTTTATCCAATGTCATTTCAAATTTAATCTGTCCACCATACCCAACACCATCTTCTCTAACTTTAATTTCAGCCAATGGAATTATCTTTCCACCCACTTCAGCTTGATATCCTAAAAATGGAGGAGGACCTGTTTCAGCACTCAACTTTTCTTTTATCATATCGTAATCAGATGTTCCAAATATGTTTTTCATAATAGCTTTATCTAATGAATTTGAACCAATTGCCATAGATTCTTCACCATCAGAAACAGCTTTGAGTGGAAATTCAGAACGAATCTCATTTAACATACCTTCTTTCATTTTTGGATTTTCCGTAATTGCCTTTATTGCATTTGATTGGAATTCTTTATGGATTTTATCATTTTCCATAATATATTGTTTAGCTATATCATTTCCACCATCTGCTAATGTTTTAATACTTGCTAATATCACTTTAGATTTAGCTCTACTTCCTTTACCTTTAATAAGGTCATTTAATGCATCTGCAAATGTAGTTCCCTTTTCATCAAATATAGTTTTTAACTTTACAGACTCATCTGAACCACTAGCTAATAATTTTTCAATTTCTGATTTTAGGTTTGTACCAGTTTCACTTAATCTAGCTCTTTGATTTTCTTTATAAACATTTTGGTTTATGTTATCTGGTAAATCAGAATCCCATTCCATAAATTTACCAGCACCAGAATTTAAAAAGTTTACTTCAGTTGATTTTTTCAAAGAAACCTCATCTAATATCTCATCACCATTTTCAGTTTTTATCTTAATATACATATCAGTTGAGAATCCTTTGTTTTTACCATAATCTGATAATCCCAATGATTCAACATCATCTTTAGTATCCCAAGCAGTTGCAACTATTTTTGAGTTTGGGTATTCTTTTGTAATTCTATTTAAAATAGCCTGTCTATTATTTCTAGCGGATTGAATCCAACTCTTTGTTATAATACGACTTCCTTCAGTTTTTAATTTTGGATTGTTTTTTATTAACTCAGCCTCATGCGTTGATAATGAATCAGTAAATTCATTAAATTCATCAGCATTCATAGATGTACCCATCATCGTCATTAACTCACCGGCCTGTGCAGATATTTGGCCTTGTCCTCCAGGTAAATCACTATAATGTGTCCATTTTGTACCATCTCCAGTTGGTTTTGTATTCATCATTCTTTCCAATGCAGTTAAATACTTTTTAGGAAATTTAGGATTTTCAATTAATGATGCTGGTAACTTATATGGTTGAGGTGGAATCGGATTTGCTATTTTTTTATTTTTAATATCAAATTCCTCATCGCTTGGTTGAATACTTTTATTAAACTCCTCACTTTCAATTGAATTTATTTTAGTAAGTGTTTTATCTTTACCAGCTATTTCTCTCTTAGGAGATGCCATTTCTTTTTCAGCAGTATCCTTAGTTGGTTGATACGCAGGGTCATTAGGTGATAACCCAGCTCTATATGAATCACCACCCTGTCCAGCAAATACAGCAGGTTGTGGTGGTTCCGCTTCAGCAGGTGCTTCGCCAGCCTTTCCAGCTTCAACATCAGCTTTATCTTCCTTTTCTTTTTCTATATTTCTATTAGGTTGTCCTTCACCACCTAATTCATTATTTATTTTTTCTCTTTCAGGTGTTCCATCAGCAGGTAATGCTCTTTCAGCCGCTTCTCTACCAGGTTGGTCTTTAGCTAATCTAAGTAATGAACCAACTAAACCTTCTTTATCCTTACCATCTCTATCTTTGTATTTAACGGTCTTATTAAGTGCGGGTGATGAATAGTGTTTCTCTTCACTAGCTTCAGTAAGATTTTGAATAAGTTCATTTTTTATATGAGTATATCCCCACTCATCTAATATCTCAGATATAAGATAAATGTGTGATTGTTTACTCAATATAGGATAACCTTCATCGGAACGATAGGCTAACTCATGCAATAAGTCTAAAAGGAAGTCGTTTTTCTCCATAATTTCTGATTCTCTGAAACAATATTTTATATAAATATTAAAGTTTCGAGTAATCAGTTCCCCAGCTAGCATTAATGGGGAATCCACCACCTTCAGCTATCTCTTTTAACTTTTTAGCTTGAGATACATCGGAATTAGCAGGATATGAAAATAAGAATGAATCGTATGTGTATAGGGAAAGTTCTATATCGGTATCTTTGATAAATTCCAATATTTTAGCTACCCTTTCCATATTTAATTCGGTTTCGGTCGCTTGAAGTAGGTAGTTGAACAATTTTTGCGGATTGTTTCCTTCAATCCAATCTAAGGGGATTCTCCTATGTTGTGTTTGAAGATATCCAGCTTTGGTACTCTTATCCCACAACTTCTCAATGAACTCCTTAACACCCTTATAATAAGGTATTTGCTCAAACTCCTCAGGTATACCACCATATAGTAATTGGAACGTAATTCCTTTACCCTCACCATACTCACAACCATATTGGTCAGCTAACCATTGGTGTACGGATGTTTTGGGTAATTCGTAACCAATCAACTTACCAATAATACGTGGATGATACGCATCATAATCCATTTGTAGGAATATGTGGTTTGGTTTTGGGATAAACACCTCTCTCGTACCATCGGATTTGTTTAGGGCAGAGAAGTTGATTCCACCAAATCGGTTGGATGGACGGGATGTAATGGTGTATGGGTTGTATTGGGTGTAAACGATATCGTTGTGTAAATGTTTAGAAGCTTGAGGCCATCTATCAAGAAATTTTTCCCTATCGACCCGAACACCAAAATGTTCTATATCTGAAAGAAGGGGAATCATCGAATCTCCAACCCAATCATTCTCTATACCAATAGTAAAAGTAGAAGATATCACTCTAAGATACTCACCCCATTTCATAATAGGTGCTATCTTGCCCAAATTATCTCGTATACCTCTTCGGGTATAGTGAGTTATAAATGGTTGGTCCTCAAAACCTATCGGATATAATTTATTGTGTTGAAAAAATGCATCAGATTGTAAATCATTTAGGTTTTGTAAACCCAAATTACATTGAAGTAATCCCTTTTTGTTGATTACCCATTTTGCTTCCTTAGAAGTAGTCAAATCAATCGTAGGAGTCTTACAATCAATATGGTTAAATGGTACAATAAAGTCCTTATCATCAAATCTAACATATAGAAATGATAATTTGTTATGTATAGGATGCTTTTCCAAATCAGACCATATTGGAATGATTATGGATGTCTTAGTATTCCATAAATTTAAAAACTCCGTTACTTCAGTTTGTGACTCTACTATAACCATCCTACAAATATACGAAAATTATTTGAATTTACCAAATTTATTAGATATTTGTTTTATTTTAAAGATATAATTTGAAAAATAGTGCTGATGTGCTGATGTTATACTACCTTCATTAAAATTTCCATCTAATTTAGGTAGATATATGTTGGATTGAAATCCTTCAGTTCTTAAATAGTCAACTTTATCTCTGATATGGAATATATCGTTCCACAAATCAGTTCCATTTACTTTTAAACCAGTATCAGTTACCCTACCTTCATTATGTACTCTAGCATAAGTCAAAATTCGTTTTATTGAAGTGTGTGCTAATCCTAAATAATCTAAACTACCCATAACTTCCAAATCATCAACGAAATTAGAAGTTACATCAAATTTATCGATTACTTTTAGTAAAGATGAGGTTCTCATTACATATGTGTGATAAATGCACATAATATTTGCTTTACTACAATGAATTATAGATGTAAAATGCTTTGGTTCATCATAATAGTTAGTTGTCCAACTCCAAGGATGAGTCCAAGGGTGATTATTAGGAATTGTATATGCTGTCCATAAATCTCTTGTCTTTGGGGCCTCTAATGGAGTTTGAGTTTGATTTATTTGTTGTAATGTAGTATTCTCAAAGAATACAGCTGAACCATATGAGAAATCTAACTCAGTATGTTGTGTATATGTGTTTGATAAGTACTCTAATGTATCTTCTGCCAATAAATCATCATCATCCAATCGTACAATCAATTCACCATTAGCAAGTTTTACTCCAATTTTCCAAGAATTCTTAAATAAATCGTATGGAGTATTTGATGTGTGGTATAAAACATCATTTTTAGGATTTTGTGATTTAAAATCTTTATAAATGTTAAAATTAACATCAGATGCTGAATCATCAAAAATAATAACCTCCCAATTCGTATGAGATTGAAGTTGGACAGATGCCAATGCTTCTTTTAATAAATCAGGTCGGTTGTATGTACGAACTATAACACTTATTTTCACTATTGCACAATTTTATATACAAATATATGAAATTATTTTGAATTATCCAAATTATATTTAATAAATTGTATAAGATTTGGTAAATATAGTGCTATCTTTGGTAATTTAAGTGATGTTAATTTAAGTGATGATGAATTTGAAGCTTTAATCTCTTCTTTAGTTCCTGTTAATCTCCAATCTAATGAAGCAACAGTATAAAAACTATTAGAAGCGTATTTCATCATAGCACTTTGTTTAACTTCATATATAGGTGAATCAAAATCATTTGCCTTTTGTAAAAAGTATCTGGTTATATACCCTTTTTTATAATCAAAATCACTTGGTTCCGGTAAATGCGTAACTACCCTTACCGGCCTATACTCTAATGGTAATTTAATTATATTTTTATATCTATCCAAATTCATATTTTATCGCTTTGGTCTATATCCACCAGTAACTTCAGTTGTCCATACCATACCTTCGATTGTATGCTTTACAGATAACACTTGGAAAAATCCACTATTATATGCAGATGGAATTCCATTTACTTTAAATTTATCACCCCTCTTAATACCACTTATACCATGTATTGAAAATGAAAAATTAATCGGCATTAATGGAGCTGTTCCCTTTTCTTCGGTATTTTTTCCAGTTTTAAATGCTGAAAATATGGATGAGTCATTAAATGCACCTAAATAACATATATCATATAAATCCAATCCATCTAATGTACTTTGCTCAGTATGTTCAACTTTAGGATAAAATGATAATTTACCTAATATTAAATTTAAATTAGCTTCTTTAGCATCTTCCGTATCCATTGTTGGAATTTTAGGAGGTGGGTCTTTCTTTTTCATTTTAACCTTTATCATATCCGTTTTACTACTAAATAAAGCTTTTGGTATATGTTTAGTATCCCCATTTAAACTCTGACCTAGTCTACTTCCTATAATTTGGTTCATTTTTGCTCCACTAATATCCAAATCAAGACTAGCTTCCATAAAAATAGAATCAGGACCAGTTAATTGAAATGTATATGGGGTAGATGGTGTACTATTTGTTATACAATTAGTTTCAAATACTCTTAATTCTGTAGTTGTTTCATTTACAGCATGCTCTACTAATTGGAAATCCCACATACCATTTACAGCAGATGATATTCCATTTAAAATTTGATAAAGTGCATCTTTAATAAAAAAGTTTTTAGTATCCATTACACCTTTTGCAAAATCAAAATTTATATACAAATCATGCAAATATCCCCACTCTTCTGGGTTTTTAGTAATAGTATCTGCACCATTTGTTTGTTTTTGATTTAATGGACCTGAGTTTGGAAATTCTACTACTCCACCAACCCTATTATCAGTAACAGTTGCAGCGCTGATTAATGCATTTATATTAGGTAATACATCTGAAATTCCTGCTAATTTCATAGCTGGTGTACTTTTATTTGGTATAAATAATTTAGTAGAATCAATACTATACATATGTTTAAATGCAGAACATGCAGTATCTTTTGTATTTAATATAAACGAAATTATTTTAGAATCTTCACCATTTAAAGTATATCCCTCTACACCAATTGCATTAAATATTTCCATTAATGCACTAAATCTTATAAATTTTTGCTCAGATACAATTTTAGTTCCTTTTGGAAATGAAACTTTTTCACCACCAACAAGTAGTTTACTTTCAGCAAATGTAATACCAAATAAACTTTTACCATCAGTTGAATCATTAACCATCCCAGATACCTCTTCATCAAATCCTATAAAATTATTTACATCAGATAAAGAATCTTGCAAAGCTTTTACATGAGCTGTTTGTCTTGTACCAGGAAGTGAATTATAACACTTCATCCATCTTTGTTTACCAAGAGCAGCTTCACCAGCAGTTTCTATATCATTTTCACCATAAATAGGTTCGCTTGCTAATGTACCTTCATCACCATCCTTTTGAACACCAGTTTCAGATGTAACTAAATACGATGGTAACTCTGTATATCCCGTACATTTGCCACTAATAATCCATTTATCACCATCTATACTAATACTTCCACCAGTATTAAATCCTAAGTAGTTATCGTATTCATAACCTCCCGTTTTTCTTTGTGCATCAGTTTTTTGAAATGATTGAAATGATGATACAGTTGCCGCATTTAATCCAACCAATCCACCAACTCCAGCAGCAGTGTTCCAACCCCATTCAATGAATATGGAATAACCCGGTTCTAAGAAATATTTAGATAATTCCTCCATTTGCGATTTACTAAAACAAGTAATTGAAAATGTTGCTTTTCTAGAAAGATTTCCTGCACCTTCATCAATTTCTAATGAAGTTACAATAGCAGCAGGTCTTTGAGGTCCACTACTACCACCACCAACAGCAGATTTACCATCCCAACGAGTTCCAATAATACCAGATGAATTAGAGCTACCATAAATACCAGCAGCATCAAATAGTTTTACATTTGGATTTGAATACATTGTTAAACCCGGACTTGCTCCAGATGTTAATCTAACCCACGCGTTTAAACCTGATACTTTAAATGAATTACCCTTTCTACCATCTAACTTGGATGTAATTCCACTTTTTATTTGAGAGAAATTTGGAAATGTTGACATAACTTATTGATTAAAATTGTTGCTTATCTCTATATAATTTGTAGGTATTCTTAATACAGTTCCATCTTGAATTCCAAATGGTGCATCATGTATATTATTAGCAGATGCAATTATCCACCAAAGTGATGCATCTTCATAGTATTGATATGCTAGAGTATCAAATCTATCATCTGATTCAGTAACTACATAGATATCAGTATCACTTAATGGAATATCAGGGTATATCTTTGAACGATATACTCGTCTACCATCATTAGTATTTCTGATTTCTGTATTTTCGTATCTACTTGCCATATACTTTTATTTTATTTATATGCATATTTTGATTTGTTATAAGTTGTTGATTTACTTTCAATTAGTGTCATACTAATAGCAACATCAACTATCATTGGCAATACCATACCTTTTTTAATTTCCCAAGGATAATTATCATCAATTGTATATGATAATGAATCTATAAATGCCTCTTTACCTTTATATAAGTTACCCACTGTAAAATACATTAAAGGTGGTGTAACAGATAACCCAGAATATGCAGTTGGATAAGTCATACCAGTCAACGCATCTAATTTTTTCCAAGCAATTGTATGTTCAGCTTCATTTAAAGAAAATACTTTAAAATTAAAACTAACACTACGTTCAATTCCAGTATATGTATAATAATTAAATGGTGAACCTATAAATTTATTAGAATCCCAACTTGGTGACATTGTTTCAGTTAATGCGGTAATTGTACCTCTAAATTGAACAAGCTTTTTATCAGCTACTGATTGAAATCTTAAAGCAACAAAATCAGCATCTTCATTTTTTGCATTTACATCCAATTCATTTATTATATCCCTATTGGTGTACATACCACGCTTATCAGTTTCTAAAAATGTAGTCTTATCCCACTTAGATTGTTTTTTAGATTCTGAGAATTTTTTTATTTTATCAGGTTCTTTTGAGAATATAATTGGTTTGAATTCTAATTCCTGCTTATATGATAAATCATTTCTATCTTTAGGTGTATCTCCTTCTGGAAATATTGTTTTAGTATAAGATGCACCTTTTGCATCAAGCTGTCCATTTTCAGGTTTAGTTGATGGAGTTGCATCTTTATCAAATCCATAATTAGTTGAAACAACTCCAAAAAAATCAGTACTGGTTTTAGTAAATCCAGTAACACTACCCTTTACAATTACAGTTCCTTCTGTTTTTAATCCAGTACGTTCCGAACCTCCAAATAGTTTATTTCTAAGCGCATCTTTACCAAGTTTTATAGCGGCTCCTAATGCTTGTTTACCAATAGTTTTTAAATTACCACCACCTAAACCTTTTAGTAACTTACCTAATAATGAACCTTCGGCTGATTTTTTAATTGCAGCTAAATCATTCATTCTATCTTGAACCAATCCTAAATTTATTTTTTCAGTACCAAGCGTTCCACCTGCCATCAATTTACCAACTACATAAGTTGGAGTTGCTCCTATTGGAATACCTAATTTAGAATTTACACTATCTCTTAATTTTGAAACCTTTCCACCAATCTTACCGCTATCACTCAATTCACCCGATGTAGCTGATTTCATAGCATCCAACATTGGTGTAGTTCTTAGTGTAATTCTCGTTAGTTCATTACCATATATTACAGGTGTTGATAATCCTCTGATTATACGAACTCCTGTCAACTCTTCTTCTAATAAAGTTTCACTTCTTCTTACACCAATTACTTTTCTTAATAATCTTGCAGCTGCAAATCCAGTATTATTTACTAATAAATCAGTAGTAGATATCCTAATATCTTTACTATTTCGTACATCATAAGCAACGGCAGCAGTTTTACCATCCTGAGATGCTAATTGTTTACTTTTAAATAATTCTTCTAATGTTTGTGCCATATTATATTGCGTATGAATTACTTCCTACCTTATTTACCACTCTACCAATTGCGGCTGATACTTTTGTTCCATCCATATAAACACCAACCTTACCAGAACTAAGGTCAGCTCTTAAACCTTTAATTTCATCTAATAATGCGGTATCACCACCTTCAGCACCGGCTCCTTCTCCACCACCCATTCCTAACATTGAACCAACACCAACTGCTATTGCTCCAACAGCAGCTACAGCCATTAAACCAGGCAATGCAGCTATACCAGCTACACCTACTAAAGTCAATGCTCCAGCTAATCCTACTAACGCAAGAGATAGAGCGGCTATTGGTGCAATGTATTGGAACATTTCTCCAATAACACTACCAACCGTTGACATTGCCGTTATAACACTTGTCAATCCACCACCTAATGTAGCTAGTGAAGTAGTTATTAAACTTAATCCAGTACCAACCAACATTATACCAGCTCCCACAAGAAGTAAACCAGGTGCGGCAATTAAACCGGCTAATCCGAATCCCATCAATGCTAACGATAATGTACCTAATGAAAGTGATAACATAGCAATCGGTCCAGCATATTCAAACATTCCACTCAATACACTTCCTATTTGTGGAAGTATTCCTAACACACTTCCTAATCCACCACTTAATGTAGTAAGTGCAGTTGATATTAGTGTTAATCCAGCACCAACCATCATTATACCAGCTCCCACAAGAAGTAAACCAGGTGCGGCTATTAAACCAGCCATACCAAATCCTATCAATGCGAATGATAGTACCCCCAATGAAAGTGATAACATAGCCATTGGTCCTACAAATGCGAATATACCAGCCAATACATCTCCGATTTGTGATATTGATGATATTACACTTCCCATAGAACCACCAATTGCGTTAAATCCAGCTGCGGCAACTAATAAACCAGCACCCAATGTCATCATTGCAATTCCTAATCCAGCTAATGCTAATAAACCAGCTCCAAATATAAATGCTCCTGCACCAGTCATCATTAATGAACCTAATGCGAATGCAGCTGCTCCAAATATTACTAAACCAGCTCCAGCTGCTATTACTGAACCAATGTCCAATCCACTTATTAAACTCATTGCGTATGCAAATGGTACTAATGCTAATCCTAATATTGCTACTGCCAATGCTCCTTTTATCATATCACCTTGTGCTTTTCCTAATACATAAGCAATTGCGGCCAAACCAGCTACCCCAACTAAACCCTTTCCAACATCTTCCCACTTAACAGTTGCAAATTCTTGGAATGCTTTAGCTGCTACATATAATGCGGCTGCCATAATTAACATAGCTGCGGCTCCTTTAATTAAATCATTTGCCTTAATACCCTTACCCATTTTACCCATCTTATCCCCAGCATCGGTATCCGGTGTTTTTATACTTTTTGCTTTATCACCAACACCAGCTAAAAGTTTATCTTTAGCTCCACCAGCAACAGCATCAGTAGCACCCCCACCAAATAAACCAGCTACTTTTTGTGCACCCATCTTAACTAAGTTCTTTAAGAAATCAGCTGATTTAGTAACTATACCACCCATATCGATGCCCAATGATTTAAACCCTTGGCCAAGTTGACCACTCATTGTAATCATCCCACCAAGCCCCTCTAATCCAGTACCTAAATATTTATTTAATCCCATGTTAAGGGTTTCCCCCATAGCACTAAACGTTTCATTTACAGCAGCACCCATTGTATTGGCATTCTCTTGGTTTGTAGCCATTTTTTCCAATTCTGCAACCGAAACTCCTAATAAATCAGCGGATGCTTTCTTTTGGAAGTAATCCATTTTGTTGAATGCTTCAATACCACCTAATGCACTTAAGGTTTCATTCATTGCACCTTGCATATCACCTTCATATGCTAATGCTCTAGCTCTATCTAAGTTGATATCTTTACCAAGCATTGCACCTAATTCTAATTCCTTAGTAATAGATGATTCGAAATCCAATAGGTTATCAGCAACACCACTAATGGTACTCATATTTACACCTAATTTCTTAGCGTATCCTGCTGCTTGTAATATATTTTTACCACCATCTTTTCCAAATAATGCAAACTCTTCAGCTGAACCAGCTAAATCTGCCATTAAATCGGCAGGTATAATTCCATTTTGGTTTGCAAACTCCTGAGTGGTTTTAATCATATTTGCTGCTATTTCGGTTGAACCACCATTCAACCTTGCAAATGAACCCATTAATCCAACTGCTTCGGTATTTGTTATACCCATATTAGCAGCTATTAACCCAACATTAGCTTGTGTTTGGAATGTTGCAGCAGATACATCTCCGAATTCAGATGCTAATGATTTTACAGTACTAGCAGTATCTTCAAATATAAATCCTAATGCAGTTGCGGATGTAGTTGAAGAGTTCAATCCTTGTGAGAATGATTGCCCCAACTCTTTATTCATATCACCAAATTTATTGGCGAACGCACCAGTTGCAATTACTAATGCTCCAATAGCTGCTTGAGGTCTTAGTAAAAATGTTGTTAAGGTTGAACCTAATGCTCCTATTTTTTTCTTTATAGCATCAAACGCAGTTGCCTGTTCTTCTAATATATCTTTTTGTTCTTGTGTTAGAGATGCCATATCCCTTGCAGCTACAACCTGAGATTCAATGGATGCTTCTATTTGCCCTTGAATACTTAGAAATTGTTTAGCTACATTAGTTCTCTTATCCAATGCATTAACTTGCTCTTGAATTTGGTCACTAATTGAATTTAATTTATCTTCTAATTCAGCTTTTTGAACAATATCATCAGCGGTTAGTTGAGCTAACTCTTTTGCTATCGATGATTGTTCGTTATATTGTGATAATATATCAGTTACAATATCAGATGATGTTTTATTTCTTTCAGAAATTTCACTACCTCTTGCTAATTGGTCTGATACACTAGTTGCTATATCTCTTTGTAATATCGCTTGAGTTCGCATTTCATTAGAAACAGCTGAGTATATTGTACCCAACGATTTAGCTTCTTGCTCTAATGTAACAGCACCCTGTACTGTTTTATTTTGATTATCAACAAATGTCTTTAAAGTACCTACTATTCCCTCTAATCTACTTTTTAATTTAATATAAGTTTCATCCAACTTAGCGGCATCTTTTCCCTGCTCAAGCTGAATTTGCTTAATTTGTTTTAGTATCTCAACTCTTTCTTTAAGTAGACTGTTGCTATCTGCCATAATTTATTATAAATCCTTAAGAATTTTCTCTAACTCTTTGATTTCTTTTTCAATGGTTGTTAATCTGGCAGTAACGTGAGTAGGAACTCCTTTCTTTTTGGCTTGTTGTATAAACCTGTCTTGAGTACCCTTTTGAAGGTCATCTAAAAAACGATTTATGAATCCAACAATTGAACCTTCGTTTAAATTTTTCTTTCCCATAATAATTTATGTTATTCGTACTCCTATAAATATAAAGATAAAAAAAAGTGAGGATTATCTTTTAATCCTCACTTTCGATTGTTGTTGTGCTTTTTTATGTTCTTCGGATTCTTTCTTTTTTAACTCAATTAATTTGTTAAAATAGAATTTTCTCCATTGTGATGGCATGAAATACACATCATTCCAGCTGAATCCATTACCATAATTAACCAACTCCCAAATTTGAGTATGGAGTTGAATACTATAATCACTCGGTAGGGTAAAAAAAGTTTATCCCAAATGGGATATCTAGCGCCTCCGTTTCGCCTGTTACATCTGATGTGAAATCAAATTTTAAATCCATATCCGGACTTAACTCCTTAACATATTTTCTAAATGCCTTAGTATCCAATGCAAGGAATCCATTTTGAATCCAGCTTGTAACAAACCCTTTATCTTCATTTCCATCAACAGATTGTATCATATATTTCAAACGAGTAGTAACATCAAATGTTTTTTCTCCCTTTCCTTTATATAATCTTTCTAATGCTTGAATTTCTTTTGTAATTTCAGTTTCATCACCGTGTGTTAGTAATTTAAATACCAACTCTTTACCTGATTTTGGTAATTTGAATTTATATCTATTTTCACCATTTAATAGAGATTCATTAACATCTTTAGTTTTCACCTTAGATAAATCAATTGTTACTGATTGTTTTTCCAATGTAAATGGGTCAGTAATTTCAACAGTATAATCAGCCCCATAACCTAATACTCTTGTTGCCATTAAAATTGCGTTTTTATCTCCAATAAATACATCGTTGATATTAACACCTTCTTCAACAACAATAGATTCGAATAATTTATCCAATACCACACCTTTTTTAATTAAAGTTTGTGATGCAAGGATATCTTCTTCTCTAGCTGTCATGTATTTGATTTCAATGTTACCCTTTCTTAATGGGTGTTTTTCGGGATACACTAACCCCTTTGATGGTAAATCAATAATTTCCGTTGGGAAATCGAATTTAGTATTGCTCATAATTAACCTTTATTTGTTTGTATATAAATATATACTTTTTGAAAAATTAAAAAAAAAGAGAGATTCTTAATAAAAGAACCTCTCTAATTAATGTAATTATTGATTTTTATTTTAGAATTCTAAAATTGCGTAATCATAAGCCAATGTCAATTCGATATCAGCTGCATCGTTTGAATCAAATGATAAATCTCCGAAGTTAGCAGATACAATAAATGCTCCTTTTAACTTCCATTGTTCGATTTTATCACCAACAGGCCCTAGCATATAGAAATCGATGTCCTTTTTATAGAAATCGGCGTAACCTTTTCTACCAGTTAACGATTCATATCCTAAACGAACCCATTCCATTACTTGTTGTGCTCCAGATGGAACGATTGGGTCATACAATGTTATTGTAATGTCCTGCCATTCTCCCTTACCTTGCAATTTGCGATAAGTGTTGATATGGTCTAGTTTAACCGGTTCGAAAGTGATAGATGGTCTAGCCGCTGATTTTATTAAGTAAGATTGAATTCCGTCAATCTCCATAATATAGCGGTTCTTCATCTTCGGTTCGAAGTTGGTAAACATCATTTGTGAAAATTCTAATACTTCTGCCATGTTTTATCTCCTATTATACTAATAAATATTAGTTATTTTTTTATTTGTTAATTTATGCTGAGAAACTTGCTCCAGTAGGTAAGATATTGAAATCAATTACAATAAATTCAGCAGTTTTTGCTGGTTGTAAGAATATCTGTCCTGCTAAAATGTTTCTATCTACTACATCAGGTGTGTTGTTAGATTCATCCATAACTACTTTGAATGCGTATAAACCTTGTCTTTGTTGAATTCCTTCTAAGTAAGGTTGTACAGTGTTGATAAATCTACCACGCGTTGCTGCGGTATTTTGTTCGAACACTAAGAATCTAGAAGTAGATGCGATATACTTTTTAACGGTAATCAATAATCTTCTTACGTTGATTCTATCCAATGCTGATGCTTTATCTTGCAATGTTTTTTGTCCAAATGCTACGATACCTTGCCCAGGGAAAGAAGCGATTGGGTTAACTTTGTTTTCATATAAAGTATCTCTTTCAGAATGTGTTAATCTATTAAGAACTGAAACAGCTCCTACGATTCCTCCTCTATTCAAACCAGCAGGTGCGAACCATTCAGCCGCAATAGCGTCATTTGATGCGTACACAGCAGGTAACAATACTGATGGTGGAACACTTATTAATTTGTTAGTGTTTGAATCAACCATCTTAACCCAAGGGTAGTAAGTACCAGCGTAGTTTGAATCAACTGCTGCTGCCTGAGTAGTAGCTTGTGCTATTGTATCCGGTGCTGCGTTAAAATCAGCGATGTAGAAACAATCTTGTCTAGCTTCAACCATATCAATTACTTTAGTAGTAACCGGAGTGTGTAATCTTCTAATAACACCCGGAGTTACAACCATATTGATATCATATTCATCAGCGTTTGAAATTGCGTTGATTGCTTTAGAGTATGCCTCATATCCACTAGCTACAGAAGTTGATAAATCAAATCCCTGTGAGTTAGCTGCTGATATTGCCGTTCCTAAGTTAATTGGAGTTGCCGGAGATTGTCCGTTAAATCCACCTTGGAAACCTAATATAAATTGTCTCTTAGCCATATCAGTTGAATCAGAACCACTCATTACATAAGTAAGTTGAGAATCAAATCCGAAATCTACGTTTGCTCCAATTTTAGTAGTTGGTAATGGTGCCAAATAATTAGCGTTATCTAATTTAATACCAATTGTTTCGAAATCAAAACCAGCAAAATAAATTGGTGAACCAGCAGTATTATCTACTGAACCAGTTTGGAAAACAACAGCAGGTATCCATTCGGCCTGTGTTGTTGTTGTTGTTTCAATTGGATTAGTATAAGCTCCATGTCCAAATGGTGCTGCTGATACAGGGTATGAACCTTGCTCTTTAACTTCTACTCTAATATATTTTGAGTTATTCAACCAATCACCATATTCAGTAATTTTACCAGTTGAATCAATTGTCATAAATCTATCACCAATTACTCTAGCTATAAAGTTAGGAGATGCAGGGTCTAAGTTTACGTTGTTAAATGTTTCTAATACTGATTTTCTCTTATCAGTATCATTGTATGCTCTTACAGATACAGAGAATGTAGAGTAATCAGTTGCTCCATCTTCACCAGCTGCTTTCACATTAGAAATACCGATTTTAAATCTTGTGTTTTCGTTGTTACCATATCCTAATGTATGGAAACGGAATAATTCATATCTCTCACCAGAAATAAGTTGTGATTTTACATAAGGAGTTTGTGCAGGAGATGCTCCAGCTTGCGAAGGTGCTCCTAATCCTAAATCAGTACCACCAAATACTTGAGATGGTAATGCAATTGCTACAACTGCTCCAGCAGGATTGCTTGTATTGTAATTAAATGCAGATGCTTCATTTTCAAAGTATGAATAAACATATCCATCTTTTGAACCAAATGGTGATTCACCAAATACATCACTTACATCATTAGTTGCCGATGGAACTAAAGATGATGATACAAAACCAATACCAGAACCAGAAACTACAAATGAACCAGATATAGTTAATGATGGTGTTACAGTAAATGGACCAAATCCTACTTCAGCATCACCATTGTTGGTTGAGTGAATAGTAGAGATTAATTTCTTACCAGCAGAACCACTAGCAACTAAACCAATTGGTGTAGCTTGTGTATATCCTCCGGTATCCATTACCCTTACAACAGTCACAGTACCTGCTTCTCTTAAATAGTTTTGAACCGCATACTCTGTGTAGTATGTTCCATCAGGTGTTCCGAAAATGTTTTCGAATTCTGATTGTGTTCTTACGATTGTGGGAACAAACGCAGGTCCTTGTTTGAAAGGTCCTATAAACGCTGCTCCAATTTCTCCGATACCCTGAGCCAAGAACGATAAATCGTTTTCTCTTGTGAATACTCCGGGTGATACAATTCTTTCTGCCATATTTTATTTCTCCAATAAGTTTAGTTTGATTATAATATCAAATACACATATAAATATAAAGAAAAATCCCAAAACATAAATTTTGGTTGTATGATTGGGAGTTTTTCTTCTTTTATATAAATATCAATTATTTTATCAAAGATTTAATCATTTCTTTTAATTCATCAATTTGTTTTTGCTGAGAATTGATTATTTCGGTTTGTTCTTTAATACCTTCAACTAAAAGAGGAACTACTTTAGCGTAGTTTACAGTTAAGTAATCTTCTCCAGATTTGGAACCTACAATATTATTATTTTTATCAGTTTCCGTATCAAATGGTGCTAATGTCACAATTTCAGGTAAAACTTCTTGTACTTCTTGTGCTGATAAACCTAATTGTCTTTTTTCGTTTTTGTATCCGAATGATTTTGCTAAATCATTTTCAACATAATAGAATCCATTCAATTTAGAGATTTTATCTAAAGCGTTTTCAATAGAACCAACTTTAGTTTTTAATCTTTCATCAGAGTAGTATGCAATAACATCACCCTGTGCGTAAACCCAGTTATAAGAATAAACATAATCATAGTTTGTTCTATTCAATCTGGAAGTACCATTCGGAGCCAAATAATATGCAGTATCACTGTTGTGGTAATATACGTTACCATATACTCTATTATTGAAATATGCAATAGGGTTACCACTCTCTCGTCCGATATATGCTACGGAAACTGACTGGCCAGTAGTATTATCATGTATTCTTACATATGAGTTTGCATTATTATCATTTGAATCTAATCTTAAGTTGATATCATTAAATGAGTTAATACTCATCGAATCACTAAACGAACCATTTAAATCAGTAGATGCGATACCATGATTTGAATAAGTGTCATAATTCGCGTTCCAGTCAAATGACATGTATGCCGTTTTATGGAATGAATTTGACCAAGTACCATATCCCTGTGCTCTACCTTTATTAGTATCTGA